GCAGTCCTCTGGGTAATTAAATCTACCGGGCTTGATCTTATCTACAAGATGCTTGGGCAGTGCTACCATTGAGTGGTAGTCTTAGATGACGAGATTGATATTCGCTCCTTTCTTAGGTTAGTTTCCCGTCTCCAATCTGCCGGTTGGTGTGCTTGGTGACCAGAGAGCTATTGAGAGTGTTCTCTCTGCACCGTGTGGGTTCAGCATGGCAGTGATCTGATCCAGAGCTGCTCCTCTCTTCTTGATCAGTGTCCCGATGGCTCCTAACTGGACTCCAATATCACAGTATAGGTTGATGTAGTTGCCCGGGTTCATGAGTGCTGCTTTCAGGGTCTTTTCTCTTCCTGTAAGGTAGGGGTAGGCAGCGTGGGCGATAGACTGTGCTACACAGCTATTCCCGATTTTGCTGAACTTGGATAAGTCAGGTGAAGCTCCGAGATCAACGATGACCATCGCTTCACCGCATGACGCGCTAATTTTGTTCTGTAGCTAGCGATACGTCATGGTCTGAGGACTTTTACACCATGTGACGTCTTTGTCATTTGTGTTGTGCCAGTATGCCTGATTTGGGGTGAGCTTGTAATCCATCATTCCACTGCGGACCACGGTTGTGTATCCAGCGCTTGGAGCGAACATGTGGCGGATCATATCTGGCAGGATGACGTCACGGACTGCATAGATTATTGCTTCGTCCGGAAGCGTGTTCTGTGTGTAAATAGAGTAATCAGAACAGTCGCTTTTGTGTGGGAGGCCTCTCTCTTTGGCGACCCTGGCTAGACCTGGCCCCTGATAGCCATCGGTTTTTGAGAGCAGGGCATATCGGTGTTGTATGTTGACACGGTTGGGGTAGTCTCCCTCCATTTAATCGCCCCATGAATAGCACGTAGCACCCAAATTTTCCAATCTCTGGTATACCATGAACTAGTCCTTGTAAACGGTTGGGCCGTGGAAGACTAGCACTTTCTTGCTCTGTGGGATAAGGATGGTGAGGCAATTTGTGTATCCGCGGTCTGCTTCATTGTCCACGACGACGTGGAGCTTGGGCTGGTAGCCACTGATAGAATCGAGTGCAACCTGGATCTAATTGGTAGCAGTCACTAGGTGATTGTCACAAATAACCTGTTTTGCATAGGGCTCGAGCATAGGTGGCTTGAAGTGTTTGTCGGGCTTGCTTGTCTTGCAATGTCTCCAGCAAAACTAGACCGATTTGTCGTAGTGGGATTGGCGTTCTGTTGTTAGTCCTGTTGGGCCTGCATAAATAGTGTTGTTGTCGACAGCCTGCAGGTATGAATAGACCGTCAGTTCCATTGAGTGGTTTACTTCGGGCTCCACTTGATAGTTGAGTGGGCTGATATAGCGAAGACTGTGCATATGAGGACTCGCTGCTGTCATGAGCTCCTCATTGTTGAAATATTATCCATCTGTGCGGCGTGCCAGTTAGACTTCGCGGATTGCTTCAATCAGTGTGGAAAGTCCCTCCAATTTAAGGCTGTAGAGTAGAGCTGCCATATAAACTTCGGGGCGAAGTAGGTATGCCATGTTCCTGCTGTTCGTGTGCTGCTTTGTCTTGAGGACTTTCGATAAGTCTCTGAACATCATCCATGTCTCGAAAGTACCGTCCAACGATATGGACACCTTTGAGCAGAACTCGGTCTCATAGAATAAGCCGATCTTGACTTCTTTGACTATCTGTCCAAGTCCAACCACGCGGTGTTCACTGTTCTATGCGGTGTTATCCATGATTGTGTCGTGGAGCGTCTAAGCCAATTCTGGTTCACACCAGAGAACTACGTCGTCGCCTGAAGCGATAGCTGCAACGGATTTGGAGTTCCAGGGCTACTTGATGCCTGCCTTCAGACAATAGTAGAATGTATATGCGATTGATCGCAACGTGTTGCCGAGTGTGGTGCGGGTGGAAAGACCACTAAAAGTTGTGCCCTTGATCACTAACCGCGCTATGTATTTCCAGGGTGCCTCGCCTCTGTCGCCGGTCTCTCTGCGGTATTCAGCTAATTCGCTTTCTGTCCATTCGTCGTCGTCGATGCCTGGTAAGGTCACGTACATGATGTTTGTCGTCGAGAGAAGAGATTCTTTCATTGCTTTTGCAATCTCTCGAGGATCACGACAGTTTGTTATGTCACGACACTGGTAGTCAACCCATTCGTCAACGATATCTTCTATTCTGCGGAAGAACCCGTTTTCAACTATATCTTGTAAGATAGCGAATTGGCTGGAGTCGAATGCCGATCCGTCCATGCTGAGTGCCTTGTAGTGTGGTTGAATTCTCTCTTTCACTGAGTCCACTATGTCTTTTGAGGTCATTGAGTGAATGAATTCGGGTACTGTCTCTTTCAGGGCTGCGAATATTGAGGATTAAAACGCTTGCATGGGACCTATGCCAGAAATTGTCGGTGGGCATATGCATCGAGGTCTATCTGAGGTGGTATTGTGGAAGCCGTCGTCACTTATTGCTTCTTCAGCTTTGTGAGTGTATACCTCACCGCTCTTCACCATTGAGCTAAAGCATCCTACGTAGTTGTTGTAGTTAGAGTCTGACAACATACGAGTCACGCCACAAATGTACTTTAGCTTTTTCTCTCGAGAGAATGATTCTTGGTTCTCGATATACTCAAACATGCAGGTTGGCTTCCATGACTCCTTGAAATTGTCTACCCAGGTATCCATCCATTCATCGACCATGATTTTGAATGCAGCGAGGTCTTCTTC